ATTACTTTGACATGAAAATGAACGTTGTAAGCGCTGGAGCGGTACGATGACACAACACGACGCATTGGATTTGGCTGTATCAATAAGTGGAAAAACATGTATCACAGGCAGCGTAGCCGCGTTAACTGGATGGGCAGCAAGCATAAACTGGTTGGGCGTGATCGGTGTTATTGTTGCAGTGCTAAGCTTGTGCTCACAGATATACTTTAACATCAAGCGCGACAAGCGCGAGATGTTAGAGCATAGGAAGAGGATGGAAAGTTAGAGTTAAGCATCTATTCTTGCACAGTGCGCGGCTGTTATGCACCAAACATCGCCAGTTGTGCAGTAGCCTGCTCAAATCGCTTGCTTGCTGCGTTAAAGTAATCTGTATCAAGCTCGCAACCTACAAAATCAAACCCGCAGTAATGCGCTGCAATCGCGCTTGAACCGCTGCCAAGGTGCGTGTCGAGTATCCTATCTCCTTGCTTGCCGTAGTTCTGCAAAAGCCATTCGTACAACCTCACCGGCTTCTGTGTCGGGTGAATGCGCACCACTTCTCCGGCTGTTTGGTGCCCCCAATATGGCAACACAAACCGCCTAATTGATTTCTTGTGGCTGCTCGTGTAGCACAGTTCTCCATCACCAAAGGATGGCATTGGGTTCTGTTTGTCCCAAAATATCCAGTGCGTCGATGCCGGAAGCAAATCAGCAAAGAAGTTGCCTCCCCAAATAAATTGAGCTTTGGACACGCGAAACAATTCAGAAAAGTATTCTTTTGGCGGGCGTTCGCTATCCCAACCTCCAACGTAATCTTTCCGTTGTATCGGCTTCCCATCACGCTTATCAATTCCAGTGCTGCCCTTCATGCACCTATCCATTCCTACCCCGTAGGGCGGGTCAACAATAGCCAAATCAAAAGCCTTGTCTGGCAGCGCTTTCATGTATTCCATGCAGTCAATGTTCAGTAATTCAATAGCCATATAAATCCTGTTAGTGAAAGTGCATAACAATTGCGTTAATGCCGCGCTTTGCACTGGACGCTTGTGCGCCCATTAAGCGGAGTTAAACTCTATATTCGGCATCATAGTAAAGCCATGCAAAAAATGCCATGCCTGAAGTGGAGAAAGCGTTCTGCAAATTTCCATTAGAATAAGCTGCAATGCACGAAATTAATGCTATTAATGGAAATAGAATCTTGCATGAAATAAAATCAAACTTTCTCATTTTTACCGCCTATGTTTTTTTTAATAAGCATCGGATAAGCGAATATTACAATAATAATAAATGCAGCCAGTTGGAAACCGTTAGGCTTTAACTCTATTGCATACCATGCAGTTACGCAGATGGCAATCCAAAAGCCTAGCAGTAAATACATTAAAATTGCAGCGCAGATGATGTTCATTTCACCGCACTCCTAAAACAGCATAAACGACCAAGCCAACAGGCCAAAGCAAAATATCTATCGTCGAGCTAATTCTTTCGTAACGATGCGCAACGGCATTTAAATTGTGAAAGCCTATGCCTAACATAACGTACAAAACAGCAGCTAACAGTATTAATAATTCATTCATTTTTTTGCTCTCTTTGGTTTTATTACCTGCCAACAACAAAGCTGGCAGGCTTATCAATTAAAAAGGGATATCGTCGTCAAAGCCATCTTGTGCAGCACCTTGAGCCTGTACGTTAGCCTGTTGACTCATTGGCACGGCAGCCCTACTAACAGGCGCGCTCATTGGCGTTGATTGCTTTGATGATATGCCTGCAATATAGTTGCCGTCTTTTTCAGGGCCATCAGGGTTTTTTGGATCATGCTTGTAAACCTTGATATGCAAGCCCATTATTTTACCCATCATGCGCATCAAATCTTGGTCAGTAGGCTCACGATCTAAAGGTAATACACTGCCACTATTTGCATCAATTGCGCCGAGCATGCGCTTTGCCTTATCTGATGTTTTTTGCTTATCCTTGCAGTATTGAGTGCCGAAAACTTTTAACGCTTGGAATATAATGCGGCCCTTAAAGTTTTCGCTAACAACCTGCCACTTGACATTAACAACACGGTCGCCATTGGCGAACGTATGCCATTTTATTTCCCCGATAGCGGCTAACACCTTTGTGTCATCTGGTATGATTTCAAAGCCGCCTTCTTTCGCTTCGTACTCGCCCGTTTTTTCAACCTGTGAGCCGTCTGATAAATTCCAAAACATAGTTATTCCCCTTGCAGTGTTGTTGTAGTGTTAGTGTAAAAAAATGGGATGTATTGTAACAGTGGATTTTCTCCAAAAGGCACGTCAATTTCTTTCGGGAAATCGTAGCGGCATTTTGCATCAACAAAACCGATTAAACCGTCTGACGATGTTATCAATACGCGTTCTTCAGACGTTACCATTTTGCCGAACTTTTTAATATTGCCTTTTTTATCTGCCTCCATGCCGACGACAATATCCTTTATTTTCAAGTAGATTACTGCATCAACTTGATTGATATAGACGTGCCTGCTTTTTTCGTGCATGTCTAACGTCCATGTCGCGTATGGTTCGGCGTCCGGACGGTTTTTTATCCGGCCAATGCCGCAGTGTGCCAAAAACACAATGGTCATGCCTTTTAGTCTGCGCAGGTGCTCACATGCAATTCTAACCTCTGCGTGCATGCGCGATACGGCATCATACCCAGCTTGATAGCCGTTGCAAGCCTGAACAATGCTTTTTATATCCGGCTTTTCATCAAACAAAACAACCTCTTTTTCAAACATGACATTTAATGTAGTAACAGTGTCAATAATCACAGCCTTAAAATCATGCGTTTCTGTTAGCAGGTCGCGCAACTGGCCTTTTAATGCTTCTAACGTGCTGGTATTGTTGCGCTTGTTTGGCTCTGGCAGCCTCGGCAAAAAATCAGGTTGCTTATCAAGTGGCCACTCTTCAAAAACAGTTTGGCTATGTTCTGCTTGTATAAACACAGGCTTAGGAAACATTGCCGCCAGTGTTGTCTTTCCAGCATGTGGCATGCCGATGATCGTAATCATGGGCGCTTGTATCTGTGCTTTCGTCGTTACTAACGCCATGTTACACCTCCGCTTCTAAAATATCTTTCAGTGAAATAAAGCCAATATCGCCTGCATTGATACCTTTTTCAACAGATACAACTTCGCGGTGCAGTGATTGCAATACACACTCAAGCGCGCCGTTAGGCCATTTAACGCAACTATATGGCGTGTCCATCCATTTCGTGCGATGATTGTATGCAGCGATAGTGCAGCTACCATCAGGGTATGCAATAAACTGTACGGCAATCTGCGCGTCATACGCAGCGCGCAGGGCTGTAGTTACTTCAGCAGCGCTCGAGCAGCCACCGTTTTCAGTGTTTGACTTTAAAAATAAAACGAGTTCTTTGTATATTTCGGTTACTGTTTTCATTTTATACCCCCTGTGGTAACGGACGTGCATTCCTTTCCAGCTGTTAGATTTACTGAATTGTTATGCATGAGTCCGCCAATTGATATGCACACTAACGAAACACTAATGGCTGCGACTAGCATTTGTAAAAGTCGTTCATTCATTATTCATCTGCTCCAAAATAAGATTATTTAGCGCATCTTTATCGACCACCTCAAGATGCAATTCTTTGCCGTTAGATTCGATTTTTTCAACGTCGATTATGGCATCACTCCCTGGCTCTAACGTTGTTTCATTTTCAGATGGCGAGTATGAAAAAGTAATGTCACACTCAGCACAGCCAAAAAACGGCCCTAACGGAATTTCTACGGTTACGATCATGGCAGCTTATCGAACCGGTCTACGTCGTTGTCTGCCTGCTCATCGGCGATTTCGTTAATATCTGGAATATCATTAACGATGAGCTGCTTGATCTGCTCCCGCGAAAGCCGTGCTTTGGCAAGATATGAAATGTAATCGGCGCGATAACAAGTCATTTCAACTTTTACATCATCATGAGTGATTGAAAAGCGCATTTTGTGAAGAATACGCGACTTACACCCGATGAAGTGCTTGTATTTTTCAACGAGCATTTTGAAGAACACTGGCTCCTGCGTTAACAAAAGCCATTGGTAATGGTGAGGTATGCCAGTGAGGTTATAAAACTCCTCCTGGCCCTTAAATCCTGCGTTTTTTAGCAATGTATGTTTTTTCACTTTCTGCTCCAGTTTTGTTGTTTGTGCTGTAATTATAGATGCTGTTTGCTAAAAATGTAAAATTACATTTTTGTAATGTTTGCAATTTTAAGATAATCACCAAAAGCCTCAAGCGCCGCCTTATACCCAAGCGCGATACAAACAAAAGCGCCAAGGCTTTGCGATACCGTTAGGTATTTCAATTGTTCGTCTGTTATTTTGCTTTTTGTATGGTCTCTACGCTTTAGCTCGCACACAAAGGCCGGACACCCTGGAATGATTATATCAGCCGCACCAGTAACCATGCCCTCAGCTTTGTGCCTTTTTAGTGCGTAAAACTGCCCTTTGCTTAACCGTTGCTCGTTGCGCACATGCACAGCAATATCGCCGTAGCTATCAGGATAGAGATTGCGTAGCTGATTGAAAAAAGTAACTTGCTCGTCGCTTTCGTCGTCGCATTCACCACGGTATTTTATGTCTCCATAAACTTTTATGTTAGTTGGTATTTTCATTGCATAACAGCCTGTAATATATATTTTCCCAATATTTTACACCTTCTGCAGTGCAGCACCAGACAAACGCACATGTTAAAATTCTACTTGGCGCATAATTTCCTTGGTAAAAACTTGATACCTTTAAATAGTTTTGATTCTTCAAAAACCGCGCCCACTCTTCATCTGTTAGCACTTCCCGCATCATGCGGTGTGGGGTTTTGATTTTTAGTTTCACGCTGCTGCACTCTTCGATTGCTTCATTCATTTGTTGAACTACTGCTTTAACGCTGCTAATGGCTGTACCGTTAGTTGCATCAATATAAAGCTGGCAGCTTATAGCCGTGCCTATCTCGACGCCGTTTAAAAAAACCTTACATTCTTTATTTATCATTGCTAAGCCCTCTTGCTTTCCAACCGCGAAGCGCGGCCGACATAATAATTTCCTGCGTTAGATAAACATCATAATCTTTCTGTGCCTCCTCTAACTCTTTTTTAGCAGCTTGAAGCCGCTTGTATTTCCTTATCCCCTGCGCATTATTTGGAATGCTGCCGTACTGCTCTTTGAACCATTGTTCGAATGTTATAGCCATAAATCACCACACATAATAGTTAGTATAATCACACCGTACTTGGAACTTTGGCGCAGGCCATTTTATTGGCGGCAATGCCTTTTCTGTGCTCACTGGGCCACCATCACCTAACAGTCTTTTAATACGCATAGTAGCAGCGCTAACAGTCTTGCCCATGTTTTTATACATTGCCTTGCACGCCTTTACGCCGCCCTGCTCATACACGGCCATAAACGCATCATCACATATCTGCTCTTCTTTCTCGATACTGAAACCATGATGATCTAACAGTTTTTCAACACCGCGCTTTCTAGTTAAAAAGCAGTCTTCGCTATGCATGATTTTTGAAATGCTAAGGCCTTTATCAACCCATGCTTTTACAGTTTCATAGCTATGCATGTGCAGTGTTTCTTCATACTCTCGACGCATTGCGCGAATTTCATAAAAAGCCTTCTTAAACGGCTCGACTTGTGATTCTTCAGTCAGCCCCATTTTTTTGGCAACTTCTCTCATCAATAGCCCTGATTTTATCAGTGCTGTTATTTCATCAAAGTTATTATCTGAAAATGTCATGTAGTTCATTGCGCCACCTCTAAAAGTTTGTTTTGTAAAAAGCTGGAGTTACTGCCTAAGCTATCAAATATATAATCCGGAAAGCGCCTTGCATCATCCGTTAGAGACACTGCCGTCACCTCGCTTACTAATATTATTAAACCTAACACCTCCTCTTTTGTTAGCTCTATTGTTTCTTGTGGTTTATGTATTGCCATTTGGTATATCCTCTGGTTGGTTATTCATCTGTTAAAAAAAACACTCTTCTTTATTCACGTTGTCACTAACATCCGTGCTACAGCTTTTCAATATCCTATCTAACAACATGTCTTCATAGTGTGCGCATCCTTTAGAGCCAAGCCGATGCGGATAAAACAACAAGCACAGACCGCCACGGCAAGGCTTTTTATTCTCTTTATTGAATCTATACCAGTCAACCCTGAATTCTACACTTCCGCAAAAACAATGCGGTATGCGTATATAATTTTCAGGCTTTCTTTTAAGCGTCTTCCGTCTGTCGCATTTTTTGCATCTGCAAGGATAGCCCATTATTTCGCACCCACTGGCATATCTTCAGGCTGATTATGATTAATCGCTTCAAAAAACTTACTTCCCTGCTGCTTCCTATACGTGATCGTTAGTGGCTGCGTGCCTTTGTCAATAGCAGACAAAAACAGCTCAACGCTTGGCGCTATACGTCCTTTAAACACTGCCTGGCACAGACTGTTCCAGGCCATCGTCGCGAACGGGTGACGGCTATCTGGCGTATAGTAAACCTTGAATTTCCGGTAGTCAGTAACGTAATTGCACAGCAGTACAATTTTACCGCTGTTTGCCGTGTGTTCCACTGCGCTCCACTCTAACACCTTGTCAGTATGCACACTGTACGGGTCTTTTTTAATGCGCATGAATTCACGCTGCAACTTCTCGTTAGGGTCTACTATTTCAGCTTTGCATGTTGAACAGTAGCGCGCTGCAATATCGTTGCTGGCATTGCATTCATAGCACTTTTTATCAGTCCACCGGTACTCGCAGCGCACATATAAACCGGCTTGTGAATAGTCTTTTACCTGCCCTGTGCAGCGCCTCCCGTAATGCACTGGCATCGGCCCGTGCTCTGTATCTATAACAACGCCCTCTAGGTCTAGCGCATATCCATAGGCATCCATTGGGTGATCTATAAAATCCGGCCTTATTCCAAACGCATTAACATAGCCGCAATCTGGGCATTCAATACTGGCCGGACACCCTTCTTTTTTAGCAAGCTTTGCCTTGATTTCAGGCTCGAAAAGATTGTCAAAAAGATCATGCCTTTCGATGTTTTTAGCATAGTCGAGAAGCAAGCAGTCTTCTTTTCCATCGGATAACCTTATGCCACGACCTATAATCTGCTGTAACAAGCCAGGGGATTCTGTCGCACGCATTACGGCTATTACATCAACATGAGGAAAATCAACGCCAGTGGTTAGCGCTCCAACACTAACAAGATACTTGTAGCGCATTGCTTTAAAAGCGTCTAACACATCCTCTCGAGTGTTGCCCATATTAACGTCACCGGCAACCATGGCGCTATTGGCTGGATCGAGGCTTTCCATTATTTCTTTTGCGTGCTGAACCGTAGCAGCAAATATCATAACGCCTCGCCTGTTGTGCGACTTGCTAACAATATCAGCTACTATTTCAGATGTTAGGCGGCCTCGTCCAACAAAAACCTTATCCACCTGGGCATCGTCAAACTTCCCGTTTTTCTTCAGCTCTAACGATTCTGTATTGTAACTGGCCGCGTGATCTGATTCAGTTACAACCTTGGTTAGATACCCTAATGCTATCAGCTCAGGGGCTGTTATACGGTATAGCAAGCTATTAAAATACGGCTCACGCGCTACATCTTCGCCCATGAACGTTCCATCAATATCATATTGATAAATGTACCCTGTTTGCATAGTGTACGGCGTTGCCGTTAGGCCTAACACCCTGACAAGTTTGTTCTTTTCGCTAATCGCTAAAATGATTTCGCGTATAGTCGGCGTTATGCCGTGCGCTTCATCAATAATAATCAATCCAAACTGATCACCAAACCTGTTCAGGCCGTTTTTTACAGTAAGTGGCGTACCGTACACGACTGGATATTTAAGACACTTGCGGCCAACACTAGCGCTATACAGACTGGCCTTATTTCCATAACGCAAAAACTTAGCGTGGTTTTGTTCTGTGAGTTCTTTTGACGGCTGTAAGCACAGTACACGCTTGCCAGTGGTTTCATGTACCCATTTGGCAAGTGCTGCAACAACTAACGACTTGCCAGCACCTGTGGCCAACTCCATGCATGCAGGCATAACGCTTTTTTTAATGTGCGCTATGGCTGCATTCACTGCGTCGTCTTGATAAAAACGCAGCTCCA